TGCTGTTAATTATTTAAAAGAACAAAGGAATAATATTGGTGGAGGTAACTTCTCACAATTTAGAGCAGCAATGTCAAGCATGGGCACAATGCTCAAAAACATCCGAGAAGGTAAAACTGTTGTAGATTTTGAAGGACTTGGTACAAAACTAAACGAGTTAGAAGAATTATTCTTTGACTTACGCATGACTGAGTCTCGAGGTATGTACAAAAGCATATTCGATAAGATAGGTGGCAGCACTTATAACTTAGAAAGAATACGTGGACTAATTGTTGGTCGTGAAGCAAAAACAACCATACCTGTTAGTAAACAAAAGCCAGGCAGTCCTATAGAAGCTGGTAGCACCCCTGTGGTCACAGGTGAGCCTAAGGTCGATTCCATAGTAGCCGACCTAATGGAGTTGGGAGCTGTAAGTGGCAACACTCGTGTTTTAACAGCAAAAGGTGTTGAGAAGGCTGTCGCACGATTAAAGAAGAATCATCCTGAGTATGCTAAATACTTAGATACTAACGATATACAAATAAAAACTCCTGCACAGTTATTACATGGTTACGCTGTTTTACTCGGGCAAATGTCAAAGGGCGTCTTTGGCAGAGATGTAGGCACAGCCGCTAATCCTCAGTTAGCATCATTTACACAAGGACTGAGGACAGCACTACTAGACGAGATAGCTAATCCAATCATACCGAAAGGTAAACCTGCCATAACAGGTTTGAAAGAAGAAATAGATGCAGCTAATGCATTCTATAGACAAACCTTTGATGTCATAGAAACAGATGTACAACTACAAGCTAGAATAGGTGCCAAGACTGGGCAAGAGGGGACAACCATACCAGAAGCTATAGGCATAGCCCCAGGCACAGCAGGAAGAAAACAACCTGTGCAAAAAACTTTAAGTAACATTGCTTTTCAAGAAGACTATATAATGAAGAACTTTAAAGGCAAGAATGTACCTATAGGACCTATAACTAGAATAAAAGAAGCCTTTGCTGATGTCATTAGTAATAAGATAAAAGGTGCATCAGATGTTAGCCCAGTTAAAACTGATTCTGCCGCAGATGTAAAAAGATATATAGAATCTTATAGCCCACGTGAATTAAAAAGCTTGGGAATAGACAAAGCCTCTGTATTTAAAGACTTAGATATGATAGCTAAGTTAGAAAGCACGCAAATGGCTGAGAGATTGGCTTTAGGCTCACGTATAAAAAATACAGAATTAAAAAATGTATTTGATAATATCGTCCAAGCCAGAGACTTAGACTTAACTAAGACAGTTGACACTATGATGGATATTATAGGTAAACTGCCTAAAGGACAACAAAAAACAGAAATAGCTAATGTCAGGGCAGGCTTATTAGATTATGTGTTTTCTAAACAAAGTGGCGTTTTTAGAGAGGTAACTGAAAAACAAAGTGCATATTCACAAATTGGTGATACAATAATCATTCCAAGCAAATTAGATGAAGTTATAACCAAGCTGGATGGTGCAGGTGTATTTCAAAAGATACTAAATGCAGAAGATAAAAAATTATTAAATGGTATGAAAAACTATGTAGGAGTCATACAAAATGCTGGTACTGACGCAGGTTCTGCTTTAGCAGGTGCACAGATTATTGGTAATATGTTTACCTTAGACCCAGGCAAGTTCATATCTGGTATGGCTAGATTAAGTGCCCAAGGAAGAATAGCAAAGTTGTTTGCTAATAAAGCGTTCTCTGATGCGATGACTGGCATCGGTCCAACGCAACCACAATCTAAAAAGTTCTTAAAATACTTCACAGGAGCAGGAGCTGTGGGTAACATCATCACACAGTTTGCGTTATTAGGTTCACAACGTAGTGGTGAGTCTGTCCAAACAGAAGAAATGTTAGACCCAGAACTTGATAAAACTATACAAAGTTTAAGAAAACAAACTGAATCTTTAAGGTAAAGTAATGGCATATAAAGATTTAATAGATTACACTTACTTAGCAGGTGTAGGAGAACCCTCTCGTACAGAAGAAGACCTTGCTATTACTGAAGACGACGTCAGAGGATTTGTCCAAAGACGTAAAGCTGCAGCAGAAAAACAAAAAAAAGCAGGTTTTCTCAGTCTCACTGAAACCATCTTAGAAGAACAACGAAGTCCAAGGTTGTCCCTAGATTATGGTGAAAAGTTACCAGTATTGCCTGGAGCTTACCGACAAGATACAACAGCTATAAAAGATAAGTTAATAGC